AAATTCTTAAATCAGAAAGAAAAGACTCTGTATCAATTTCACTACCGTCAGGACCAATTAATTTTCCAGTTCCAGCATTTGCAAAACCACAAAGTTTCATAATAACTTTTCTTGTGTTTCCTGAATACGCCGTTAAAGCCGCATCAACTAAGCTACTACCAGCCCATACTTGTACAGTTGTGGAAGCAGTAACTGCGGTCCATTTACCTTTAGAGTAATCGAACAATCCTGGAGGATCTAAACCAGCCTCATTACCTTCGTAAAATGAATCATAAAGATTTTTTTTGTAAGGAAAGTTAGTTGCACTTGCATCTCCGTAACCACTGTTTGGTGTTTGAGTAGCAGGAGCGTTAGGTGCTCCATAAGGTGCGTAATGTTCACCTCCAGAGTTTTGTACTCCAGTTTGTAAGTTTCCATTAGCATCGTATGAAGATGAATTAGCGTATCCTTGAATTTTAGGCACAAAATAGAATAATTTACCGATAGGTAAGTTCATAGCTTGTACAGATACGATGTCGTTAGCCAATAATTTAGAGAATACTCTTCTTACGATTGGAAAAACAACTGTTTCAAAAGCTCCGTTAGATGCTCCGTCTGATGTTGCTTCGTTAATCAAGTGAGACGCTTGGTTCTCATATAATTGTGCAACGTTTTCTTTTAGGTGGCCTCTAAGACCTTCAAGGAATCCTAAACGATCCCATTTGTTAATTGTGTCTTCTTTGATAACTTTAAGGTGTTTTAACCCGATGTTACCAACAAGACCTGATTCTAATAATGCTCCCATTTTTTTTGGTTTTTTATTTTTTTTAGTTTATTTTATTTTATTTTTATCATTAAATCCTTCATTCTTAAAAATTGTGGATTTTCATACGTTTTTGACTCAATCAAATTAGCCGAAGATCCAGTTTCAACAGTTCTATTTACGGTTCTTTCAATTGACTCGTTTATTTTTTGTTCTGAAGAAGAATTTCCTGAATTTAATTCAGTTTTAATTGTTCTGTACAGATTTTTTGATTCCTTTAAGGCTTCAACATTGTCAAATCTTTTAAGGATATTTATTTTTTCTTGTTTTGTGGTTGAGTGTTCGGTAAATAAACGAGTAGCGTAAGCCAAGTTAGAGTTAAACACCGCAACTTCATTTAATTTTGTTCTAAAGATATCTAAAGCTTTTCTGTATTCTTGATTTTTATCTCTTAATAAATTTACTTCATTTTCAACAGACTCACTTTTTACTCCACCTTTACCAAAAACTAAATTTCTATTTGGTGTAATTGCTTTTCTTAATCCTCTACCCGATCTTGATCCATTTCCATAAGTTCTTGAAGCTTCTTTAGTTTCAACTTTTTTCATAGATCCTTTTTCCATATTCTCACCACTTTTATATTCAAATTTGGGTTTTCCGGTTCCAGTTGCTTTAATACCTTTACCAAACGCTTCTTTTCTTTTTTCATTAAATCCGCCACCCATATTAGGTTTTTTATCATATGAAAATTTAGGTCCTTTACGATTTTCAGATCCTTTTGATTTTAAAGATTTTTTAACGGCTTCCATCATACGATCAAAATTTTCATCTCCATCTTCTTCATCGTCAAACATTTCCGTCGTTTCTGAATAATCTTCTTCATCGCCGTACATTTCTTCCAATTCTGAATCTTCATCTTCTTCATCGTCGTACATTTCCATCATTTTATCCATTTGATTTGTATCGTATGGTTTATCTCCCATTTCAATTTCGTAAACAACTGAATCTTCATCTTCTTCATCGCCGTACATTTCTTCCAATTCTGAATCTTCATCTTCTTCATCGTCGTACATTTCCATCATTTTATCCATTTGATTTGTATCGTATGGGTTATCGCCCATTTCAATTTCGTAAACAACTGAATCTTCATCTTCATTATCGCCGTACATTTCTTCCAATTCTGAATCACCGTCTAAATACAGTTCAGCATCTTCATCAGAAAATACATCATCATCATCTTCGGCTAAACCATCATACCCCATAGTGTCCATGTCCATGTCCTCGTATATGTTAGAATACCTTCTATTAGATTCACCTAATCGAATCATATATTCTTTATCACCGTCTTTAAGGTTTATATTACTACCTTCTTTTTTTATTACGATTCCGTCTTCATCTCCCATTGCTTTAAACACTTTTAAAACCTCAGCGTCTGAGGCGGTTGTCATGTCAATAGTTTCATCATCACCCATTTCAATATCCTCATCATCCATTTCAAGGTCTTCATCATCCATTTCAATGTCCTCATCGTCCATTTCAACGTCTTCATCATCCATTTCAACGTCTTCATCATCCATTTCAACGTCATCAGCTGATGGGGGAATGTTTAGGGTTTCATCATCAACCTCTTCTTGTTCTTTTAGAGATTCTTTTACTAATTGTCTGATTTCTTCACTCATTGTAGATTGAAGTATTCCTTTTGCATTTTCTTGTAGGGTCTCCTCCAAATTTTTAATTTGGTATAGAGCCTCCTCTACTACACTTTTTTTATAACTCATATTTATTAATAGTTTTCTAATAAATACTATTAACTATTAAAAAATTTTAATTTTATTTTTTTTTACCAAAAAAAAAAGGAAAAAACTATTGTTCTTTCCCTTTTTTTTATTAGATTTATGAGTTTTAATTTTCTATAACCTCATTAATTTTTGATTCAACTATTGCAGTTATTCTCCAATCCATAGAATAATTCTCAAAAATTTTAGTAACCTTAGCCTCAACGTCAGTTGGGCTATATCCCTTAACTAATTTTTCTTCTTTCATTTTTTTTACTTTTCCAGTTTCATTATCAACAACATCTGTTGTAATTCTTGATATAAAATATTTTTCGTCCATAATTTTTTTATTTATTTAAATAATCGGATAATCTATTCATTAAGTCAAGCGATTTACCTCCATTATCTCCAATATGTCTTTGAGATTGTATTTGTTTTTCTTCGTCTAAATTTTCTTCAAAATTCATTCGTTCATCTTTGTCTCTAAAAAGATAAGCTCCTGGAGTAGATGGTGAAGAAACTAAATCAAAACATATTAATTCAAAATCCTCTTGAACTTCATTTTGTTCCCCAACTTTTTTAAGTGATCCAACACCACGAGAAGAAATACCTAATGTTACTCCTTGACGTAAATAATTGGCCGCCAAGTCACCTTTTGTTGATACTATACCTCTTTCATGAAATCCAGGGCTTGTTAATAGTTTTAATTTACCTAACAACACAGGACCTTCCCACCAAATTTCTGTAATTGCGTGTGAAACCCGATCCAAATCAATTAGTGATGATTCTGGATGATTTAATTCAGAAAGAGCAGTTCCTTTTTGAATCAATTTTTTATAATTTTCAGATTCTCTTTTAAGAATCTTTTCAGGATAAATTCTTCCGTTTCTATTGGGAGTGTCATATTTTTGTAATACGGCATAAAACTCAAATGGTTTAGAATGATCCAACATATCTCTATTTTCTCTAATCATCGATAAGTTTCTTCTTTCATTAGGGTCTATGTATCCAGCATCATACTCAACAAGAATTCCTCGACCAGTATCTCTTGGTCCTAATATCTTTAAATTATCCATTTAATATTTTATTTATAAATACTAAACAATTTCAGTTTCTTTCTTTATTAGTTTTTGATTTCCTGTTTTTGTTAAATAAAATTTAAAATATTTGTTTTTACTTAAAACTTCACCATACATACTTTTTATAAGATTTTTAATTTGTTTTTTTAGCTTAATTGATTTGAAGTCTATTGGTTCTAACACAAATAAGTTTACCTCTAAACTCATAAACGACTTTTTTTTCAGTTGTAGTCCGCTAATTCTAAGGTCTAAATCAACAATAAAATTTGTATCGAAAGTTTGTTTGTTTATGTTTTCTAAAATTGAGTGTTTGAATTTTCTTGTCATGTTTAAAATTACCCTGTTCCAATTTTCAAAATCCTCTTTTGGTTCTACCCAAGTTTGTATGTTAATAAAAATTGATTTTAAATTTGTTGAATCAATAGTTCCATAACTAGATTTGAACGATTTGTAACCATTTAATTTGACTGTTTTTCCTTTTTTCATAAAAATTTTTCATATCTTAATTGTTTATTTTTGATTAATAATACAAAATATTTATATTTATATCAACTAATAAAGAATATATGTTAATTGTAAGGGTAGATAAAAAAAATATTGATGTGGCGATTAAAAATCTAAAAGGAAAATTAATTAAAACAAAACAAAATATAATTATTTTTGATAAAAAAGAATTTATTAAAAAATCTATAATAGAAAGAAATCAAAAAAAAAGAGCGGTTTACATTCAAAAATTAAAATCACAGAAAGATTAAATTTCTTCTCTTAAATTTTTTAATTTTAGGTAGTTAATTTCAGAAAAAGATTCTTTTTTTAATTTTTCTAAAACTTGATCTATCGTTTTAACTGTTTCAGAATCTTTTTCGTTTATTTTTGTTTTTAATAATTTTTCTAAAACTATTTCTTTTTCTTGATTATATTTTTCTTCTGATATAATTTTAGGTATTTTTAAAAGTTTTGTTAGTTCTATTTGTTCCATTTCATTAAGAGAAGTAATATATTCCCCAATAGTTTTATTTGCAATTCTAACCATAGAACCAAAAGGAACCTTAATGATTTCTTTTTTTTCTTGTTCTTTTGTTTTTAAATTTTCACAAATAATTTTTTTACTTTTAAGTTTACCTTCTAAAGTTAAAACATCTGTTGAAAACAGATTGTCTATTTCTTTATATTTGTTTTCACATTTTATGTGTCCAACCCACATTTTAATTTCTTTTAAACTATAAGGATTTACTTTATTAGTTAAATTCTCATATGCGGTGATTGATTCATTTATAAATTCATTTACAATACTTTCTTGAAGACCTTTTTTAGTTGACAATTCATCATACAAAAAAAATATTCTAGATATGTTTTTGTTTTTTAACACTAACTCTTCAAATATAAATAAGTTATCTTTTAAAGTTCCCTTTTTATACGACTCACTTAAGTAAATTTCTATTTTTGATTTTAATTCTCCAAACATTTGTATTTTTTTAAATAAATATCAAGATATTTTGTTTATTTCATCAATATCGGTGTCAGTTGTTTCTTCATCATATTCATCTCTGTCAATCATATCACCATCCCACCAATCTGAATTATCAAACCAACTCACAAAATCTTGAACATCGTCCTCATCTTCTAAATAACTCTTGAACGTGTTTTTCCAATATTCTCTAACACTAATTGTTGCATATCTTTTTGTGGTAATTTCGTAAGTATGTAATTCAGGAATTTTAATTGGCTCAGTTTCATAATTAGGATTCATTCGGTATAACGAATAAATAAATGAAAAATCTTCGGTTTCAACCGCCATTCCAATATCGCTTAAAATGTCATTAACTATTTTTTCATTAACCCCCGAAACTAATTCTCTTGGTTGACCATAT